TTTAAGGTTTTTTGTGTAATGATGTAAAGCCATTTCTACTCTTAACAGCTTTGTTTCTGTTTCGGTGATACGTTGCATGGCAGCCATGATTAACATATCTTGGAGCTTGTTTTCTTTTACCAAGTTAAGACAATAATCTTTCATTACAAAAGTTGGTAGTTCTTCTACCTCTCTTTTCTTGATTTCTATTTCAAGTTCTATTTCTGGTGGTGGATTACCAATTAGAACATTAAAAAATTCTTTGTGGTTCATCTACCTGGAAAGAGTGCTTTCTCCAACATATCGCATAATTTGTCATCCACATCATTGTCTGTTTTTTCTACACAGGCACGAACGAGGTCCAGTGCTAATTGTCTAATTGCTTTAGACTTGAGAAAGGTAAAAAGGATTGGTTTGAATAGGGCAAGCATGAGTTTTGTTATATATACTTTCCAAGTATGTCATTATTTGCTAATTTTGGCTTGACTCCTCACACAAGTCAATAAGCCCTATTATCCCCAAAGTAGGGTTTTCTTTAATAAAAAATATGGAAGAAAAAGAAGAAAAGGAAGGTTTTGATTGGGGTGATCTGTTTGGTCACTCTGTACGTTTCTTAATCTTAACTTGGAGTTTATCTATGATGACTCTTGGATATATGGGTAAGGTAAGAATTGATGGAGCGTTCACCGCAGGCTTGGTTTCGGGAGTGCTAGGTAGCTATGGGATCTCAGTCGGACAGAAGAAAAGTGGCACAGGTAACGGAAATCCACCTAAAATAGTAGATAATAGTAAAAACAAAGTAGGTATTAAATGAAAAAACTGTTTGCTTTACTTTTATTTATGCCTTGCGGATCGCTGCTTGCGGACATAAAGCAAGAATTTGTGACATCTGCTCAAATCACTGTGGATGTGCCCTTTGTAACTACTCAAAAGGTTGGAACAACTTACAGTCTTAGCGGAAACAATATTACTCCATCTGTAACCGTAGGAGATACCACAACATCAGGAAAGATTGGAGGGATCAATGTTGGCAGCCTCAGTAATGGAGTGCCAGCCATGATACAAACTGACACTACGGTAACGACATCGGGATCAGCTTTTAGCAAAACAGAATCCGTAATCATGGGAGACGCTACACCATCTGCCGTAACTCCTAGTTCGGGGATTGCAGCATTACCTGTATTAGGAGGATCAACTACTATCGGATCAGGTGGGACTGCTGGATCTCTTGCTTTAACGTCATTGAGTTCTGGAGTCCATACCTGTACCGCAGGTGGCTCAGGTACAAGCTGCACAGGATCAACTAAAGTTACTATCACAATAGACTAGATGATTCTTCCCATAGTATCTGCTCTACTGGCAATTCTGATTTATGGTACTTGTTCTTTTGCGTTATATAAGGTTTTCCTTGATAGGAGTAATACTTATATGGATAGACTTCGCAGAAGCCGTGCCCGTAGTTCCTCAGTTCA